ATCCTTCTTCTACAGCAGGTGTGTCTGATAATATAGGATTACCTGATCCATCCAGAATAGGACTGCCATCGGATGCTCGTACCACATTGGGAGGATTTGACGCTTGCTGCACTTGAGCAGTTTCACATTTCGGAAGAGGTGCAGGATTACCGCCAAGTGTACCCATAACCATGGGTTGTTGCATATCATCGCCATCAAGGAAGAATCCCACACACCAGGATCCTGTCATTAATCCTACGGGGGCTGTTCCTATTCCTGAAATAGCTGCAGAAGTCGTGGGTTGCAATACCATTGCCCAAGGAAGATCTTCTATAGGAAGAATCGAAAGATTGTCGGTATGGTATCCTATGATCCTCACACGAACACGACCTAGTTTCTCAGGATCGTTTCGATCCTCTACTACACCTACCCACCAATTGAAAGGTTGCTTTAATATCATTGTCTTGCTGCCAAAGAGTCTTTAATTAATTCCATGACCATCACATGGGTTCTATAGTTTATTTTATGTCTTATCGCACTTACAAGATAAATTCCTGAGTATAATTGATCTTGTCCTTTATCTGAAACAGCTCCTTTAGGGCTAGTTTCGGGGTAAACAAACTGAACTAAACAACCCGCGAACATATCACTTCTACCATGAACAGTTAAATTAATCTTAAAGTTATTCAGTTCGTTTAACTTTGTTGTTCTATTGCCAAATATGTCTTTTACTCTAGTGGGGTAGTTATCTTGTACATCAGAAAACAACTTTGAGTTAGCAGGATATATCTTTGTATAAGTAGACGGATTCCTGTAAGCGTTCAGAGAGAAGTTTGGTACACTAAGATTACCCTCAGTATGTTTGAATGTGTCATAGCTAGAAGGGTAATCAAATTCTTTGGTTTCATACGCTTTTGTCACAGGATCGTATGCAATTACCTTATTTGCATAAAACCCATTAGTTGAGTTATTAAGATTATCAACTAAACTTACAACCTCAAAGCTCTGCGCCAAGAATAATTTTTGAAATAAATCATTTGAGTCAAGGGTACCCGTAGGCACATAAAAATATGAGCCTGCAATTTTATTGCTGTTTTCTGAATCACGTAAGATATCTTCTATACTACCAAAGAAGAATCCTTTTGTACTCTCCCAAAATAGATAGTCACATGCATTTCCCTCTTGTGGAATAGCTTTTGAGCATAACCAATTCAAACATTTTGAGGGTGACCAGCCCGGGCTAATAAACTTAATTTTATTCTGTGTTTCAGTAAACAGAAAAGGTGTTTGTGTTTCTTCATCAGGAATAATGTCATCCTCTACAAACTTAACATAGCTTGAGGTTGCAAGATATGATGTATAGATTCTTTGCGCCACATCTGATACTAAACCTGAATAAGGTTCAAAGATAGACAAGTTAGAATCATATATTCCTTCAAGGGACATAAAGTGTATAATATATGTTTGAGTACTATTGTCTGTAATCGTCTTTTGATCTGTTACAGAATAAACCTTAAAATACTTTCTGAAATATGAATTCAGTTGTGGAGTTCCAAAACTCATGACAAGAAACTCTTCTCCAATTATGGGAAGTCTAGATAATAAGTTGTTTGAGTCAGATAGCATGATCTGACCATGTAAAAAGTTTGAGAAGATATCTTCGTAAAGATTCAGCTCAATTAAATAGTCATTGAGGTCAACTACGATTCCGTTTGATGATATTAATTTTAAGTATTCAAGATCTACCTGACCTGGGTAGGTTAATTTTACCATACTATCCATTGATTAACGCCTCAAACTCAGAAACGAAAGCTGATAAAAGTTTAGGTCTCAAAACTCTAATAGTTCGTTTTTCTTCATTAAGTTTGCTTTCATACGCTAAATTAGTGATAGGATAGGCGCTAGGGTATGTCAATTCTGTTCCAACAACAATACCTGTACCAAACTCATCAACCTCCCTGTTAATAGTCAGTTGTGTGCTGTCTACCACTGTATCATCATCTGCTGACAGTGTGTGATATTTTACCCCCGATATATTTCCGCTATATTTTGTGTCTACGAAATCAAACAATTGTGTGTCAGTTAAAGGCCAATCATATCGAGGATCAATAATATCATTTAGCAACATGACCACCCAATGGTATTGGGGGTCGCCATACAACTTAAATGATACCGACTCTGGCGTCTCTCCATCTTGAATAGTGTATTCCTCATAGATGGCATAGTTCTCTTTAGTTTGTTGATTAACTGATACTCTACGAAGTATATCAGAAACAACCTTAAATGTTCTCCCCGAGTCTACAGAATAAGGTATTAGGGGTAGTTTAGAAAAATATGTCATATCAATAACCCTTAACAATTCTCTCTTTAGTTAGAAGTTCAATTTCTTTGAAAGTAAGACTCAAAATAATTTCTGTAGGTGCACCGTCATCAAAAGAAGAGAAAAACTGACTCCCGTAATCTACTTGCATATCAGTTAAAACACATGTGCTAATTTTATGCAGAAATGTGTTTTCTTCACCTCTAAAGTAGTATTGCATTTCAAACTCAGAAGGATACACATAAAACAAACCCCCATCCGATAATTCGGGATGCATATGAAACTTAAACAGGTCAATTATTCTTCGTACATTATGAACTTCAGATTCGCTTTTGGGAAGAAAGGTATACTTAAAGGAAAATGTTCGAAAGTCAATAGCTTCAAACATTACTTCTTTAAACGGGTTGGTGGCGACTTTTGCCGCTAACTTAATACCTTGTGTTGCAACTTCTCCCAATTTTAATCCTGCAGAACTTGCAATACTGCCAATAGAGGCCAATCCTGCGAGCGCCGCCTCTTGCATCCTTCCCCCCATAGATGTTTCTATAGCAGATGATCCACCCAATATACCTGCAAGCATTCCGAAATCAAAGTCTTTATATTTTACTGAATATTTCACGGAGGGTATAGAGTCGATAGGAAGCATAATCGCATCAGTGACTCGCATGGGTTCTGAAATTGAAAAGGTATCTGACATTTGCTGCAGACCTGCTATAACAGCCCCAGCACCTGCACCGCCGGCAGCCCCCAAGGCAAATGCAGCGGTTTTAGATGCTCTTTCAATGGCGATTTGTAATTTATTTGCAGTTGCACCTCCAAGTTTTCCTATAAACTTACCCGCAGCAGCTGTTGCTGCACCTGCAGCAGCTCCTGCAGCTATAGCTGTACCAACCTGCCCGGTATTTGCTAAAGTGCTTGATGCTAAACGATTTTGCCCTGCACTACTTACATCAACATCTACTATGTTTTGTTGCTTAAATTTTGTTTTTCCTCTAGCATTGATGTAGAAAACAATAAAGTGCTGTAAATCTGCTCTTGAAGAAATGTCCTCAGGGTATGACAAGTCTTTGATAGCGTAAGGACCCGCCGATGACTGTGAAATTGATTTTGGGTTACGATTCTCTTCACCTGCAAACTTACCCATCGTTTGCTGTGTATTAAACTGATCGAGAATTCGGTTACTATTGGTTGCCATGGCGTTATAAATATTTGGTGTAGATTACTTATTTATTCATGTACCAAGAGACATACAAAGGTAAATATCGAGTTAAAAATCCTGCTAAGTATCGAGGTGACTATCACAATGTCATATATCGGAGTAGCTGGGAGCTTAAACTTATGAATTGGTGTGACACAACTCCCGCAGTTCTTGAGTGGGGATCGGAAGTCGCAGTTATTCCTTATGTGTCTCCTGTAGATAAAAAGGTGCATCGTTACTTTGTTGACTTCTATATGAAGATTCAAGACAAAAACGGTAGGGTAGAGAAGTATTTGGTTGAAGTAAAACCTAAAAAGTTCACACAAGAACCGGTTAAACCTAAGAGGGTTACCAAACAGTTCCTGGAAGAGGTGTTTACTTACGGGGTTAACCAAGCGAAATGGAAGGCAGCGAAGGAATTTTGTGAAGATAGGCAGTGGAAGTTTGTTGTTTTAACCGAGGATGAGCTAAATATCAATGGCTACAGCAAGAAATCCGTTTGAAAATTTACGTTTCACCGGCAAAGATCAAGAGGCATCGGTGAATTGGTATCGTGAGCGCATTAAAGACCTAGGCACGGCACCATTCAAACCCACTAATCTTATGTCTAACGATGATTTACTAGTGAATAGAATCGTTCCTGGGCAGCTTTATTTGTATTATTACGATCCCAAAACAAAAGAAACTCTCCCTTACTATGATACATTCCCCTTGGTGTATCCATATAAACGAATACAGGGAGGGTTTATGGGGTATAATCTTCATTATCTGCCCCCCGTTTTAAGGTTTAAAGTCATGGGCACCTTGTTAAATATACAAACTTATGGTACACGCGAGGAAAAGAAGATACTTTATTCTTATGGTGTTCTAAATGCAAATGAAGTGGATAAGTATTACTCCCCTTGTATCAGAAGGTATCTCACATCACAAGTGCGTTCAAGGTTTTTGAGGATACCTGCACAGGATTGGTTATCGGCTGCTGTACTTCCAACAGAAAGATTTGCAAAAGCTAGTGCAGCAAAAATCTGGAAAGAATCACTGGATAAAATAAAATGACATTTTCAGTAAGTCAATTTCAAGCTGCAGTTGCTAATCGCGGGTTAGCGAGACAAAATAGATTTCAGGTCATCATCCCCAATATGGGTTCCGGCGCTGATGGTGAACTGTTTATATTGTTTTGTCAGGCGGCAAGTTTACCTGGAGCAACTATACAAGTAAAGAAACAAAATTTGTTTGGACCTACGTACATACGACCCGCTAATATTAACTATGGCGAACAACTTTCATTAAGTTTTTTATGTGATAAAGACATGATTGTTAAAAGGGGGTTTGATGAGTGGGTACATCAAGTCATCAATAAATCGTCATTCACAGTTGCTTACCAATCAAGTTACGCAAGAGATGTGATAATTCATCAACTAGATAATGCAGAAAAAGTTGTTTATGGGATAAAACTAGTTGGAGCTTTTCCTATTTCAATGGGAGCGTTATCGTTAAGTCAATCTGCAGTAGATAGATTTCACATTCTTCCAATAACCTTAGCATATAGGTATTGGGAATATCACGACTCAGACTTTAATTCTGCAACCTTCAACCCTACTACCACAGCATCACAATTCGCAACCCGCCCCTGGAATTCAAGACCTGCACCCACACCAACAACTTCACAACAGGAACTGGGGCAAATAAGTGATTTTTTTGGAGCTTAAAGGATGAAACATAATGTTACCAAAACTTGATATACCCACATTTGAACTTATTATCCCATCAACTAAAAAGAAACTAAAATATCGCCCCTTTCTAGTCAAAGAGCATAAGACACTCTTGATGATGAAAGACGCAAGCGATAGTGAAATTTCTCGCATCGTTCAAGAAATTGTTGACATATGCACCTTCAATAAACTAAAAGGAGATGTGCCTAGCTTTGATATTGAATATATTTTTGCAAAGATTAGAGCAAAGTCAATAGGTGAAAAAGTTGA